CTGACATCACCCAAGAAATGGCTTATAAGTGGGTGGCGGATTGCATTAGTATGCCAGCCGTAGAAATGGGGATATCGGCGCAAATAGCGCAGTTATCTCACCCTGTATCACAACCGCAATCGCCACCTTTCTAAGAGGATAAAATGGAAAACCTTGAACTTGATCTTAAATTAACTGTCGCTCATGTTAATGCAATTTTAAAGCATCTGGCTAACGGCGTTTACGCTGAAGTTGCGGATGTTATTGCAGCACTTCATGGGCAAGCTAAGCCACAAGTAGAATTAGCAGCGTCCACTGCCGCACCAGAAGCTCCAGCCGAAACTCTAGCTGGCGCTCCTACGGAATAATATGGACCCGTTTACCCTCATAGCTGGGGCTACTGCTATTTATAATAGCATTAAGTCAGCGGTTGATGCGGGTAATGATGTTATGGACACGGCTGAGAAGGTCGGAACCCTTTTTGGCCGTGTTGCTCAAGTTGTTCAGATTGCGTCATCTCCTCGAAAAAAGAAGATGTTTCAATCTCAGGCTGACTTTGAAGCTGAAGCCGTAAAGATGTACGCGGTAAAAGCCAAGGCGCAACAGATGGCGCTTGATGTTAAGAATATGTTTGTTGGCCAGTATGGTAGGGCTGCATGGGAAAGCATCCAACGTCAGGTCATTGAGATGAGAAAAGAAGCAGCAAGAGAAGCGGCGCTGGCGATGAAGCAACAGGAAGAAAACAGGCAAGACATAATTGTGATCGGTAGCATTGTTGGCGTTTTGTTGCTTGGAATTGCAGCTATTGGTGTTTTCCTTATGATTACGGTGAAATAACATGGACTTTCTCAAAACTTTTGGCCCACTGATTGGTCAGGTCGCCCCAACCATAGCCAGTGCTTTAGGCGGACCACTAGCTGGAATGGCTGTTAAGGCTGTATCTAGTGCCTTGTTTGGTCATCAAGATGCATCTGAAGATGAGATCATGGCTGCAATGGGTACAGCCACTCCAGATCAACTAACGGCACTCAAGAAGATTGACGCTGACTTCAAAGTTCAAATGAAGTCACTTGATATTGACCTTGAAAAGATTGCGGCTAGTGACCGTAATAGCGCCCGTAACATGCAGATTCAGACGCATGATTGGACGCCCCGTGTCATCGCTATTGTGGTTATCCTAGCTTGGGTTTTTATCCAGTGGCATCTATTTAATAGTGTCATTCCCGATACCATGCGTGAACTTATTGCCCGTGTATTGGGAACGCTAGATGCCTCATTGACACTAGTATTGTCGTATTATTTTGGTTCATCACATCAGCATACACCGGCTCCAAAGGCATAACTAATGAATATCAATTTAAAATTTGAATGTTCTGCGGTTGAATGCTTAAAACCCGCTTTATGCAAAGGTTTATGCAATGCGCACTACCTAAGAATGCGCAAAGGTTTAAACATGGATTCGCCAGTTAGAATTCAAGGCAAAAACAGAAAATGTAAAATTGAAGATTGTGGTAAGAAACATTATGGTAATGGTTATTGTGTTAACCATTGGAGAACTTGGAATAGGCAAAATATTAAGTTAAAGTTAATAGAAATGATGGGCGGTAAATGCACGGTATGCAAAAACACTTACCATCATGCGGCTTTTGATTTTCACCATTTAGACCCTTCAAAGAAAAAATTTAGTATTACTGATAAAATACAAAATTTATCTTTTGAAGAACTGATTAAGGAAACAAAAAAATGTATTTTACTTTGTGTAAATTGCCACAGGATTGAACACGCAAGAGAATTGATATGATTGGAAATTTTGAGCGGTGCCTAGCATTAGTTTTAAAAAATGAAGGCGGTTACACGGATAACTCAAAAGACCCCGGCGGTGCGACCAACTTAGGATGCACTAAAGCAGTTTGGGAACAGTATGTTGGACATGCGGTAACAAAGAGCGACATTATGGCTTTGACGCCAAATGATGTCATGCCGCTGTACAAAGATAAATATTGGGATACGGTAAAGGGTGACGATCTACCTATGGGCGTGGATTATGCCGTATTTGATTTTGCCATTAATTCGGGGCCGTCCCGCGCAGCGAAAGCCCTTCAAACGGTTCTCAATGTTAATGCGGACGGACAAATCGGGCCAGCCACACTTAGTGCTCTTGAAACGTCAAACCCTCGCGATGTTGCAACGAGAGTTTGCGAAGCCCGTTTAGCCTTCTTACAATCTCTATCAAACTATGCTAACTTTGGAAAAGGTTGGTCGCGCCGCGTTTCTGAGGTTGAAACAGCGGCATTTAACATGGTTGGATAGTCATGGATTACAATACATACGTCCAGCAGATTGCTACGATGGCTGTGGTTCCTACCACTGATCCAAATTATCAGATCATTCTGCCTCAAATGATTTCATATGCTGAATTGCGTATGCAACGTGACCTTGATTTTCTTTCCACCCAGATTAGCACGACGGCTTACTCGCTGACAGCTAATAGCGGTACGTTTACAATTCCACAGACACAGTTTGTAACGACTGAGACGATGGAAGTTATCACTGGATCGGGTGTATCTTCCCCGTTGCTGCCTGTGACAAAAGAATACATTCAAAATGTCTACGGTGGCGGTTCAACTGCTGGATTGCCACAGTTTTACGCTGAATACGGCGGTGATGCGGCAACGACTGGCTTCACATCTCAGATCATGACGATTGGCCCAATTCCAGATTTGGCTTATCAAGTTCGATTGACTGGCACAGTTCGTTCGGCTCCATTGTCGGCCACGAATACGCAGACATATATCTCTACTAATTTGCCAGATATGATGATTATGGCTTCCATGATCTATATTTCTGCATATCAGCGCAACTTTGGCCGTATGTCAGATGATCCGCAGATGGCTCAAAGTTATGAGAGCCAGTATCAAGTTCTTCTTAGGTCTGCTCTGTCTGAAGAAAATCGTAAAAAATATCAAGATGCAGCTTGGACTTCTTATTCTCAATCTCCTGTTGCTACCCCATCAAGGTAAAAAAATGGAAACAAAAATTTGCAATATTTGCAAAGAGATGAAATCATTGAACGATTTTTCATTAAATCGCTCAAGGAAAGATGGTCACCATTACAATTGCAAAAAATGTGATTTGAAAAAAGCAAAAGATTGGTATCAATTAAACAAGGATACTGCAAAAACAAGATCAAAAATATATAGAGACAAAAACAAAGAAACTCATTTAGAAAGAGACAAAGATAGATATTATCTCAATAGAGAAAATGAATTACAAAAAAGAAAACTGCATTATAATAAAAACAAGGATGTTATTATTAAAAAATCTAATGATTGGATTAGTGTCAATAGAGTAAAGCATAACTCATATATGAGAAATCATTATGAAAACAATAAGCCTTATTATAAAGTTCGTTCGGCGACACGTCGTGCTTTAAAAATCAATGCTACTCCATTTTGGTTGTCTGCAATTCAATTAGCGCAAATTCAAGAGATATATGATATAGCTACAGCACGTTCTGTCCAAACCGGGGTAATTCACCATGTGGATCATATCCACCCATTACATGGCGATGGATTTAATGGTTTGCATGTACCATGGAATTTGCAAGTGATTACAAAATTTGAAAATCTTAGCAAGGGATGTAATGTTCCAATCCAAGATAACCATCTTTTTTGGAAGGCATCCTAATGCCCCATAACACGATTAAGCTTAAGCCGGGCGTCGAGACCAACACCACGTTGGCGCTCAACGAGGCTGCTTATTCGTCTTCGGCCCTGATCCGGTTTCTTCCAGAGCGCAACGGCTACGGTCTGGCGCAAAAGCTTGGCGGCTGGGTGTCGTATTACAATTCTGCCCTGTCATCTAAAATTCGCGCCCTAAAAGGCTGGGCCGATCTTAACGCCACCAATCATTTAGGCATCGGCGGCGAATCACAGCTCGATGTCCTGACGGGCAATAACCTCGTTGACATCACTCCCCAGATAACGGTCACGAATTCAGCCCCGAATTTTTCAACGACATCTGGGTCAAACACTGTCACCGTTACAGACGCGGGGATTACCTCGTCAGTTCTGGACTTTGTAAACTATGTCACGCCCGTATCTGTCGGCGGACTGATTCTCACCGGCCCCTATGCAATTTACACGGCAAGCGGCACCACATACACGATTAACGCCTCCGCTCTGGCGACGGCAACCGTAACCAGTGGTGGCCTGTCCTACGCGTTCTCGACGACGAGCGGATCGTCGATCATTTCCACGACATTCAACAATCACGGCTATAATGTTGGCGACAGTTTTTATGTCGGCGTTGCGACAGCTTTAGGCGGTTTGACGCTATCTGGCCTGTACACAGTTCTAACCGTGCCAACGACAAACACATTCACATTCTCCGCCGCAAATACGGCCACATCGACGGCTGGCCCCGTTTCAATCAATTCCGGCAACATCCTGTCCACATTTTATGTGGCCCTTGGCCCACAGCCTACCGGCAGCGGCTTCGGCGTCGGCGGTTTCGGCACTGGCGGCTTCGGTGTCGGAACGACCCAGCCTTCGGTGCCCGGAACGCCTATCACAGCTACCGATTGGACGCTTGACAACTTCGGCCAAGACCTAATCGCGTGTCCAGCAGGTGGCGCTGTCTATTACTGGCAGCCCGGCGGCCAGTTGCAAAATGCGCAAATCGTCGGCGGCAATGGCCCACTGGTAAACAGCGGCATCTTCGTCGCCATGCCAGAGCGCCAGATTGTAGCTTATGGGTCGTCATTTACCTTGTCACCCGACCCCCTCCTTATCCGCTGGTCAGACATCGACGACTTCACCCAGTGGAATGCCACGCCCACCAATCAGGCTGGTTCATATCGCATTCCTACTGGTTCTAAGATTGTTGCTGGTATTCAAGGGCCACAGCAAGGTTTGCTTTGGACTGATCTTGATCTGTGGGCCATGCAATATGTTGGCGCACCATTCGTCTATGGCTTCAATAAAATTGGATCAAACTGCGGCGCTATATCGCGTCACTGCATTGGCCAACTTAATGGTGCTATCTTTTGGATGAGCCAAAAGCAGTTCTTTATGTCAATGGGTTCTGGCCCACAGAGTATCCCATGTCCAATTTGGGATGTTATCTTCCAGAACATTAATACGTCATATCTTAATAAGGTATGTTGCGCTGTTAACTCTCAGTTCAACGAAGTAACTTGGTATTATCCATCGGCAAGTTCGACGGAGAATGACTCTTATGTCAAATACAACACAGTCCTCCAACAGTGGGACTATGGTACTCTTGGCCGTACTGCTTGGATTGATCAATCTGTTCTTGGGCCTCCCATTGGTGCTGGCTCTGATAACTATCTTTATCAGCACGAAATAGGAAATGACGCAGCAAGTGGAACTTCAACCACTGCTATGCTGTCTTCGTTCCAAACTGGTTTTTTCCAACTGAATGAGGCGGATAATTTGATTTTCATTGATCAAATTTGGCCAGACATGAAGTGGGGAACTTATAGCGGTACGCAGAACGCTACAGTTAAAATCACATTTTATGTGACGAACTACCCCGGCGATGCTGTGACGGCTTATGGTCCATATACCATGACACAGGCGACTGAATACATATCAGTCCGTATTAGGGCGCGTCTTATGTCAATTGCTGTATCATCTAACGATGTGGGTACTTTCTGGCGTCTTGGTGCGATTCGTTATCGTTACCAACTTGACGGAAAATTTTAATAGGAGGCTACCATCGCATCTTTAGACGATATCCTAACTACCCAGAAAAACGGTGTGCAAGGCATCAACGCCTTGAACCACACGACGCAGAATCTTGCCGGAACAGTAAATACTTATGAAGTTTCTGCTGCGACATACTTCTCTACGCCGATTGGATGGGTTGCTAAAGTTAGTGTCATTGTAGCCGGAACCACTACTGGAACCATATACGATGCAAATTCAGTGGCTACAGCAGTAAATGGTGTTCGTCTGGCTATAATTCCAAATACTGTTGGAATTTACACTATTAATATGCCTGTCAATAATGGCATTGTTGTCACTCCCGGAAGCGGCATGATTGTAGCCGTATCCTATAGTTGAGGTTGTCATGCCACTAGCACACGGTAAGTCACAGAAAACGATCAGCTCTAATATAAGAGAAATGATGCATTCTGGTCATCCTCAAGATCAAGCCATAGCGGCGGCATTGAATGTTGCTCGTTCTAAGAAGGCATCGGGCGGTGACATTCCCGACCCGTTAACCAATGCAGATGTCTCAGATCGTGCGGCGCATGATTCGCGTGTTCATATCGGACCAATTCATGCCGCCGTAGCTGGCCGAACTGACCATCTTAATATGCATGTTCCGGCTGGATCATATGTCATTCCGGCTGATATCGTGTCGGCATTAGGTGAGGGAAATACCGATGCAGGGCTTGATGTTCTGGATAGTCTTTGTCACGATCATAATTCA